GCGTGATAACCTCGCCGTCTTTAATGGCCTTAACCGTTTTCTTGTGATACCAGCGCACTTTGCCAAGATAGTGTTCGTTGGTTAAAATGGTGTTGATTGTAGTTTGGGCCCATCTTTTTCCGTTGGCGCTTTTGATGCCAAGCTCATGCAGGTGATCTGAGATTTTGAAGGTACCATTGCCTTTCAGATACAGATCAAATATCAGTTTTACGACAGCTGCTTCTTCTGGAACAATTTCAAGCGTGTGGCATTTCTTTTTTCCATCCATTACGGTTATGCGTTTATAGCCATAGGGTGCCTTGTTTCCAACAAAGTTGCCGGCCTCTACTGACAAAATACGCCCACGATTCAAAATCTTCTTTACGTATTTCAGATAGTCATTACCCTTTTTCAGTTCGCGTTCAAATGCATCCCAATCATATTCGTCATTAAGATTGTAAATGCGTTGCCCGCCAAACTCATCGGGAGTAATAACCAGTGTGTGTGTAAGTTGCAGCAACTTCATCAATCGTCCGATATCTTTTAGGTCACCGCGCGTCAATCGCTGTGGATCAACACACTTGATCGCCTTGATTCGCGGCGATTCGATCAAACGAAGCAATTTTTGAATTTGGGGGCGTTCCTTCAGCGTTTCACCTGAAACGACCTCTCTGAATTTGTTTTCTTCAGGGAGTTTCGCTCCCAGGTTCTTTTCAGCCCAGCTGTCTAGAATGCTCTCATGCTTTGCGAGAATTTCTTCAACGCTCAGAGACGGATCATCTGTTTGCGATTTTCGTAGATAATCCACAACCTCTTCTGGTTTTAGATGCATATCTTGCAATTCTTGTAAATACATGCATTATTCCTCCCATTCTCTATTTCTCTAGGAATTTATCGATGACTCTTGCTTTTCTATCATTCTCCAGTCTCAAATAATCAATCTCTTGCCTAAGCTTGTCAATTTGCATCAGCATATTTTCTTCACGCGCCTTGGCTTCATCGCGGACAATTTGTATTTCCATTCCGTAAGACACATGTATATTTTCAAGCATCGTTTTATATTGACGGTTTTCACCTAATACACGTTCCATCTCTTGCAAAATGGCTTTAAATTTAGGGGTGTCGTCCGGTACATTTTCTTCAAATGCAAGATAGCATGGATACTGATTAGAAGACCCGATTATAGCATCTTCAATTCTTCTGGCAGTTTCACGCATTATATCCTGGTCACAGTTCAATGCCATAATACGTTCAATCGTCTTCGGAGAGACACCGGATTTTGCTGCTATATATGCGTTCGTAAGGCCGTTAATCTCCTTCATATCACGCATAAACTCGCACCATCTGGCAAGCGTCATGGCTGAAGTGCGTGGCCCATCACAGCGAACCTGCCGATGTTGGCAGTGCAAACACCGATTGTAGGGTTTGGACGCAAAATCTGTTTTAACCTTCATATGGACAACCTCCATTACAGACGTATGTTACCCAGACAACCTAAAATAAGAGGATTTTATATCCGTGAATCTTACTTAGGAATCCGCTTATTTGAAGCTGTATTTTTTGATCAGAAGGTGATAAGCTATGGTCACAGGTTAGAGGTGAATTGCCCCCTGGTACGGGAGATGCTGTTCAGGTGGTGCTGGGGGCACTCCTGTGCCGTTATCAAAATTGTGCGACTAGTCCGACTATGGCAAAAGCTATTGCAGAATGCTTCGTTTCAGTGTACTCTATCCGAAAGAACCAATGTTCTTGTTACTGGTGAAGGAGGCTTCACAATGCAGACATATGCGGAATACACAAAACAAGCAATCATTGATACCGTTGCTGAACTAACTAGTGTGCCTTTGCTGGAATACATCAATGCCATGCTTATGGCTGCTCTAGCTGCGGAAAAGCGTCGAGAAGGTGACTAACCGCTTCCAACTGTGCCGGATTCAGGTGATTGATTCGTGTAATCAATTGCCTGAAGTCATCCTCACTCTTCATTCGTTCCACCAGGTCTGCAAGCTCATCGTTTTCTTTCTGATCCGCCGGACGCTCCATGGGTATGTCGTACCCAGCAAGCCACATTTCAGCGACATCAAGAGCACGCCCTAAGTGGTAAAGAGCTACTTGCTTTGGTTCATATTTCCCTGATAAATAGCAGCTAATCGAAGGTTTGCTGATGCCTGATTTTTCTGAAAGTTCCACCTGCTTCATATCCCGCAAGTCCATGGCCTCTTGTATCCTCAAGGCTGGGGTGGAAACTTTTTCATATGAACTCATCTATATCTCACCTCTCTTTCTTGCACTAATATATCACGAAAATTAAGAAATGGCAACTACTTACAAGCGTTTAAATAAAAAATATTAAGAAAACTTTATTTTCTTCGTTGACATTATTTTAGTATAGAATTACAATTATTTTGGAAGTTAAGAAAACTTAATTAATCGCCTTATAGAAGGGAGCGATAGTATGAGTTATGCAAAACTTCGTGGGAAAATCCGTGAGGTGTTTGGGACCCAAGATGCGTTTGCTGCTGCAATGGGCGTCAGCTCCGTAACAGTCAGCCAACGTCTTAACGGGAAAGCTGAATGGAAAACAAACGAGATTGCAAAAGCTTGCGAATTATTGGGAATACCTCTTGAGGAAGTAGCATCATATTTTTTTATTCTAAAAATTAAGATTTCTTAATGCATTGGTTTGCGATTAGGAAATACAGAGTTTTCCGAACACAGACAACCAAGAAAGGAGCAGACCATATGGAAAAAACTCGACCTGTATACAAAGAAACCAGGGTGTTTACGTTTCCCAACATGATTGTTAGGGTGCATATCCCTGATATCGATGACGAAGAAAACGAAAGGCGCATGAAAGATCTAAAAAAAGCAGCTGAAGATTTCTTGAGAGCACTGTAGGAAATAAGGAAGCAAAAATGGAGGTGCAAAAGAGTGAAAATTCAGCTACCGAGTAAGAAACATAATCGTCCGCGTCCAGCGATACCGACAGTAGCGCTAACAGATGAAGCGTATGACGTATTGGCGGAGATGGCTGGCACCTATGACACCAGCATGAGGATGCTAGCAAGCGCCATCATATTGAACGCCTATGAACACATTGAAATTGAGAAGGAGGGTGTTACCAATGGCTGAACAACAAAAGCGCAAAACCCTAACCATCACCCATGATGGCAAGATCCTTGTAGCAGGGTATGGAGTGTTGCAGCTGGGTGACATGAGCCTCGCAGACATTGTAAGCGACGCCTTAATGATGGACAAAACCGAACTGCGAGAACTGAATGCCGAGGTTACATTTACCCTCACCTTGAAAGACAAGCAGCCTCAAGCGAGGTGGGATTGATGCTTACGGAAGAAACTTACTACCAGGACAAAACACATTTCAGTGTTTCATTGTTCAAATCTTTTCAGAGCTGCCCGGCACGTGCCATGGCTATATTGCGAGGGGAATGGACGCCTGAAAGAAGCAAGGCCTTACTGCTAGGAAGTTATGTGGATGAAGCACTCACCGGAACAGAAGAATCCCTGGAAGCATTCTTGGCGGAAAATTCCAAGGAAATCTTTAAGAAAACCGGCGGCATGTATGCAGAATTTGAGCAAGCCAAAGAAACCGTCGAGCGTATCAAGGCCCAACCGCTTATGATGCACTACCTGACCGGGGAGCATCAGCGAATCATGACAGGCCAAATAGAAGGTGTCCCTTTCAAAATTAAAATGGATACCTTTAAGCCGGGCGAGTTCATTAGCGATCTCAAATATATGAAATCCTTACGCAGTCCAAACCTGTTTGACCCCATGATCAAATACTGGGGCTACGACCTGCAGGCCGCTTGCTACCAGGAAATTGTGAGGCAGAATACCGGATTGAAGCTACCCTTCTTCTTTGTGGTCGCAACCAAAGAAACCCCGTGCCATTTGGAGGTTGGCCAGATCAGCCAATACAACATGGACGATGCGTTGGAAACGGTACATATGCACATCAAAGAATACGCAGCTATCAAGAATGGCGAAAAAGAGCCGACACGCTGCGAGGACTATGGTTGTGACTACTGTACCACAACCAAGAAAATAACACAAGTAATAGACACTGACCTGTTTGGTATGAACGCCGCACAGATCGCAAGCGTAACCGGCGAACTGCTATAAATCGTAAAAGGAGGCCACCAGATGGCGACAGCAATCATATTTGGAGCACCCGGCTCCGGCAAAACAACCAACTCGACCCTGGTACCGGGCAAAACGCTGCTCTTATGCAGTGATAATTCTGCCCTTGTATTGAACAATTTCGACCGACCGGATCTGACAGTAAAGGAGGTACCGTCGTTCAAAGACTACCTGGAAGCATTCGACCAGGCGACTGCCAGTAAGCAGTACGACACAGTGATTACCGACTGCCTCACCGACATCATTGATGGCTTCATCGTTGAGTGCCGTGAATCCGGCAAGTTTGGGGATGTGCGCCAGGCGTATCTGCTGGCCTATACCAAGATTAAAGCGCTGGTACGCCGCGCTGCTCACTGTGGCACTGATTGCATCTTCAACTGCTGGGAGGATGCTGAGGAAATTGCCCTGCCTAGCGGGGAAATCACAACCCGCCTCTCCCCTATGCTGCCAGCGAAAATCAAACAGCAGGTGTGTGGCTTGTGCAACATCATTGCCTATGTCACCACGGCAGCGGATAAGGAGGGCAAGCGCCGTTGGTATTACGTCACTGAGGGCAGCCCGACGCTGATGTGCAAAGACCAATTGGCGTGTCGCAAAAACTGTTTACCCGAGAAACTGTTCAATCATAAGGAGGAGAAATAATTATGGCAAATTGGAATTACAATCACGACGATTACGAGGATCGCAGCTATCAGATCATCCCGGTGGGTAACTACCGTGTGCGCATCAGCGAAGTAACGGAGCGCACCTTCAAATCCGGCAACGAAGGATTTGAAATCAAGTTCGATGTTTCCGGTCAGAGCGGAAAGCTTTGGTTCTACATTGTACTGAACAAGGCGGATGTTAAGCAGACGAACCAGAACCTGGGCACCTTCTTTGAGTGCTTCGGCATTGGAAGTTCTCATCTGGGCAATGGTCAGCAGTGGGTTGGCAAGGTCGGTGGCGTTCGTGTGAAGCATGAACAGTACAATGGCAGCATGACTGCCAAAGTACACTACCTGCTGAACAAAGCCAAGCAGGAAGACCTTCCGCCGTGGCAGGAAAAAGCATCTGCACAGCCTCAGACGCAGGGCTATGTTGAGATCAAGGCTGACGATCTGCCGTTCATGTAATGCTGAGAGACTATCAGCAAGATGTATATCGTAAAACCGTGGATGCATTCAAACAAGGCCATAAACGCCCCCTGGTAGTCCTGCCCTGTGGTGGCGGCAAAAGCTATCTCTTTGCAGAAATGGCTCGAAACACCCACGGTGAAGTGCTGATTCTCACACACCGCCGGGAATTACTATCCCAGCATAATGAATTGCTTTCGAACCTGGGGATTAACGCAAGGGTGTCCATGGTGCTGACAGAGGCCAATCGCCTGGGTCAGCACCAGCGCCCGGCGCTGATCATCACCGACGAAGCGCATCTGTCCCGTTCAAACTCCTGGATGAAGGTGCTGGATTACTACAACACATTCACAGTCGGTTTTACCGCTACGCCGGTGCGGCTGGATGGTAAACCCCTGGGTGATATGTACGATTCACTGGTGGAAGGCGTCACCGTCAAATGGCTCATTGATCACCAGCGCCTGGCACCCTTCGAATACTATGCGCCCACCGTTGTAGACACGGACTCTCTGCGTGTACAAGCCGGTGATTATGTCATCCGAGACATGGAACAGCTTATGTCAGACAGAGCCATCTACTCAGATGTGCTGAAAAGCTGGCAGAGACTAGCCGCCAATGAAAAAACCATCGCGTACTGCGTTTCGGTTAATCATGCCAAAGAAACAGCCGAAGCGTTCCGGACGGCAGGCTATAAGGCACAGGCTATCGATGGCAGCACTCCCAATCAGCAGAGGGAACGGATTATGCAACAGTTCCGAAACGGCGATATTCAGATTCTGTGCAATGTAGGCATCATTTCGGAGGGCATCTCCATTGACGATGTGACCTGCTGCCTGCTGCTTCGGCCTACAGAAAGCCATGCGCTGTATTGGCAGCAAGCCATGAGGTGTATGAGATATCAGCCTGGCAAAGTGGCAAAAATCATTGACTGCGTGGGCAATTACCTGCGGAATCCATTGCCGGATGCTGATGTGCAATGGAGCCTGACCACCCAGCAGAAGAAGCGCAGCCCTATGAATCAGGAAGGTGATTTCTATGTTCGAACATGCCCCAACTGTTTCAAGGTGTTCAAAACAGCCCCTGTTTGTCCCTACTGCCAGGAACCGTATCCCCTGCATCCCAGGGAGATTAAAGCCAGGGAAGAAATTGAACTGGCTCGGATTACAGCAGAGGAAGCTGCCAAGGCAGAAGCCCTTCGTAAAAAGGCGCGGATAGAACAGGGCCAGGCACGGACTTTCGATGAGCTGGTGCAGGTGGCTAAACATCGAGGCTACAAGAACCCAGCCTTCTGGGCATCACAAGTGTTGCGGGGTAGGAGGTGAAGCGGATGTTCTATACGGATGATCCTATCAAGGATTACGACCGTTACTGCATAGAGGAAGAAAAGTTACGAGCGCTCCTACCTGAGTGTGCAGACTGCGGTGAAAAAATTGAAGATGACAAGTGCTATGTCATCAACGATGAACCCATCTGCGAGAGCTGCATGGAGCATTACAAAGTCAGAACAAGCGACTTGATGGACTGATAGATATTAATAACAGGAAAGCGAGTGGGGCGATGCAGTGAATCAAGAAACCGTTTTAATGCGCAAAATCATGGTAGCACTTTCCGAAGCAGGTTGCTTCGTACTGCGTACCAACTCTGGTGTGTATTACGACTCTCAGGGCAACCGAGTAACCATTGGATTCCCTGGTTTGAGCGATCTGATAGGCTACACCCCTGATGGCAAGTTCTTTGCATTGGAGGTGAAAACACCCGCTGGCCGTGCAAGCCGCGAACAGGTGAGGTTTATTGAAAACTGTTACCGTAGCGGTGCAATCGCCGGTTTTACACGCTCCGTACAGTCCGCTTTGGACATTGTAATGGGAGGTAAGAATGATGACAACGGAAGAGATGAAACAGCTAATCAGACCTTCCTATCCTAACCAGTCGCATGCACTGGTAGATCCCTGGCAGGCGCTGGCCGATGCAGTCGTTGTACAGGCAGCGGATGATTACCGCAATGCTGTACACGGCAGGGGCATTGGCCACAAGCCCGCCTTGCAGATAGAGAAAGAATGCGAACGATTCTTTCAATCCGAGTGGTTTTTGACCCTTTCCAACCTGGACGGCAATTACCTGATGAAAGAACTTTCGAAAAGACAGGAGGACACTGACATGACGAATGGTGAATGGCTGCGACAGTTGAGCGATGAAGAGTTGTCCGAGTTCCTTTGCCACCTGTACTTCAGCCCTTATGGGGATTGCAACGGTTGTATCGGTGAATGCAAGTGCGGTGGCGGCTGCAATGGCATGCAGGTGTGGCTGAAGGAAAATTACGGCTAAAGGAGGGCTTTTAATGTCAGAGTTTTTAGTCTATTTGTGCGTTTTCGGTCTGCTGATCATTGTTCTTGCGCTCAGGGTGTACCTGAGCATCCGCAACCCGATATACCACAACGATGATGAAGGGTGGTTCGATGAAGACAATAACAGAGATACGCAATATCCCAAAGATTAGGCTCATGCTGCCCGGTAACGATAGTGGTATTGCCAGGTTGAAGCTAAAGAGCACCAAGCATACACAGCTGGTACGCCTGATTTTCTCCTGGCATCATGGGATAGATGTAGTGCAGGCCATGTTTAAGCTGGGCAAGCAGGTGACACCCGCAGAGATAGAAGAAATCAAACGGCTCTTTTTCCTGGAAGAGGAAATACCCCAATGTGAACACATTATTCACCCGGACAACGACCTTGTGACGGTTATCTACCGCATACAGGAGGGAGCTAACACCAATGAAGAAGTATGAGGTTTTAATATGTGCCCGTTGTCATCGGGCATTCCATACAGGCATCATGTTCCAGTGTCCGCACCCCAAGGTGCAGGAACTTTATGGAGACGCCATCTGCATTTACTGTTGCAAACGATGCATACACCACGAAAGCATGCCTCTTTTTGACGGCGTTCGCTGTGGTTATTGAAAAAGGACGGTGATACACATTGTATAATGTTCAGGAAATCAAAGAACGCATTGACTGCGTTGAGGTAGCGAAACGCTGCCATTTGCCCATCCGCCAGGCAGGTGACCGTTGTGTGTCGCCGCTTCGGTCTGGGGCAAAAAATCCAACATCCTTTGTGGTGTATAAGGATTTCTGGTATGACTTCGGGCAGGCAAAGGGCGGGGACGCCATTGACCTGCTGGCTGAAATCAAATATGACGGCAATAAAGGAAAAGCGATCCGGGAGCTGGCCCGGGAAATAGGCTTGGAGATTAACACCACCGATGGGTGGATGGACTATACACAGAACCTATGCAACCGCATAGCGTACTATCAAACATTGCTGACGCCAGAGGACTATGCCTACCTGCGTAAGCGAGGCTTGACAGATGCCACTATTTCTGCATTGCGCATTGGTCGTGATAAGGATGGCCGGTTGGTCATTCCCTATTTCAAAAATGGTTATGTGGCTTATTACTGCACCCGGGCCATGCCTGGCTGCAACTATCCTGAAAGCAAGTATCGCAAAATGAAGATCGATGCTTTCAATGAGCATATTGTTTGGGGACTGGATACGCTGTCCCGTACAGGTGATACGCTGGTCATCGCTGAGGGAGTATTCGATGCCATTTCCTTCTGGCAGGAAGGATACCCGGTGCTATCCGCTGTGACGGGATTCTTCTCTCGTGATCAGATGAGCAGTGTCATGCAGGCAGCCGCCATGTTTAAGCGCGTGTTCATTGTTTACGACAACGATCAGCAATCCCACGCTGGCGACAAGTTTGCTTCCAAGATGGCACACAAGCTCCTGGAAAACCGAATTCCCTTTGTGGTCGGCCATGTGCCTGACGAATACAAGGACATTTCGGAGTACTACGAAGCAGGGGGCAGCTTGCAGCAGGTGGTGGGCAATGCCATCAACGGCCTGACCTATATCTGCAATACCTTTACGGAGCTGGACAAACTCAGCGACTTTTTGAAACCTATTGTAAAGGCTATGAAGCCTGCCCGGGTGGAAATGCTCTTTTCCGATCTGAAGGACCGCAGTTCCTTTAACGCCGCAGAGCTTAAAACGCTGCGTAAAATCGTACAGTCGCCGCCTAGCGAAAGGGAGGTGGCAGATTCCCTGCTGGCGGAACGGGACATCATTTATGTGGAGGGGGCGGGCTTTTACGAATGGGCAGGCCGTGTGTGGAAACGCATCCCTGAAACCATTGATACCGTCATAG